CTTCAGTATGCCGAGCGCGCTGTGGTGTCCGCCCTGCTCTCTGGAAAGAAAGAGATAACGCTTGATCTAGCTCACGTTGTTTCGACTGCTGAAGCTCAGAAGGAAGTAAAGGCGCTCTTTAAAGAGTATGCGTCTAATTTCATTTCTGATCTCGTGTGGCAAACGATTGACCGAGACATCTATCCAGATGTGAAAAGTTAGTTTTTAAGTTTCTCTCCTCTGCCCCGCCAGTTTTCCTCCTTGAGCTGGCGGGATTTTTTTTAACAGTTTTGAACCTGCGAAAGGGATTTTTGCCCAGATTCCGTCCCCTCGTTTGTCGATTGAGAGGTACTTCAAGCGGGAATAATCAGTAATTGGGCAACGGTCCTGTTTGAGATCGCATAAGAAATTACTGATCGCAGGTTCGTCCCAATCTCGAGGTTGCCATGAATAAAAAATTTGATGATCTGCTTGAAAACACCGTTACACGCTTTCTATGCGCTGTGGTTGGTTTTTCACTGGCTTTCTTGATCCTGGATTTCATTTTTAGTGCTACTGCCTTTCAGAGGTGGCTGCTATGCATGTAACTCCGAGAACATGCCCCGGGCCAGGAGATCTCTGGCAACTGAGCTGGCAAGAAGAAAAGCGTGAAGCTGAATATGAACGGCTCCTTGAAAGATTTTTTGAGGAGTACATCCCGCGATACTGCGACGAGCACATCAATCAACTGGCTGAGGCTGGTGAGGATGAACGACACCTGAAATTGAGCCTTTGTTTGATGAGTATCTGGAGGAAAACGAATGGCGGTAATTACTGACGCAGAGCGTAAAAAACAGCGCAACCGAGAAGTGAAGCGCGAGTACTACGCAAAAAACAAAGAAAAGAGGGTTGCGCAGAGCAAAGAACGGTATCGCAAAAGACGCGAAGAAGAATTAGCCCTGCGAAACGATAAAACACCAATCCTCCCGCAGACCCCTTTTTCAGCACTATTTACAGATTTTTTTATTGATAGGAATCCGAAAAAATGACTAACGAACAAAGAGCCGCCTGGTTAGAGGGCCGGCGTACAGGAATCGGCGGCTCCGACGTGGCTGCCGTCCTCGGTCTGAATCCTTGGAAGACGCCGCTTGACGTTTGGAATGACAAGCTCGGGATCTCTGAGGACAAGGGAATGTCCGAACCGGCCTATTGGGGAACGGTACTTGAGGATACGGTAGCCCGTGAATTCCAACAACGAACTGGCATGAAGGTTCAAAAAGTCACTCACCAGTTCGTTGATCCAGAATGTGATTGGATGATTGCAAACATTGACCGAGCGATTATCAATCGGGAGATCGCCAAAAAAGTCAGGCCGTTGCTTGATGTCGAGGAAATTGAGCGCTACGCAAATATCACGGGCGTTGAGCGACCTATTAACACTGACATCGCATTTGAGGCAAAAACAGCGAACGCTTTTACTGCTGACCTGTGGGGCCCGAGCCAGGAGCTTGAGATCAGACAAAACAATCTCAGAACAGAGCACGTGATCCCACTTTATTATGAAACGCAAATTCAGTGGTACTGCGGCATCCTGAAGCTCAGAGGAATGTATCTCGCAGTGCTTATCGGAGGTTCTGACTTCCGGATGTACTGGATCGATGCTCGCCCGGATGTGTTTCAAGTGATCAAAGAAAAGTGTTTCCGCTTCTGGAACGAAAACGTTCTGAAGAAGATCCCGCCTGATCCTATCAACATTGACGATGTACTTCAGTTATATGGCAAAAGCAATGGAAAAGCTGTGGAAGCTCAGGGTGAGCTTGCTATTGATTATGGTGAGTATGCACGTATTGCTGGTGAAATTAAGGAGCTTAAAAAGCAGCAGGACGCGCTCAAAACCAAGATTGCAATAAGCATGAAGGACAACGAGATTCTCACGCTTGATGGCAAGAAAGTTCTCACCTACAAAACACAAACATCCAAACGCTTTGATTCGGATTCCTTCCGGGAAGACCACCTGGATGATTACTACGACTACCTCAAGGAATCCTCAACCCGTGTAATGCGCGTCTGCGCGTAACTTTAACTGCCGAGGATTCCTCGGTAGTTCCTATAAAAGGAATTAAATTATGTCTACATCTGACCAACTCGCCGCCGCTGTCGGCGCTCCCTCTGCACCAGTCGCCAAACCAAAGACAAATGCTCCGGTAATCGTCCAGCAAGTTCTGTCTGACCAGTTCAAAAAGCAACTGGCCTTGGCCGTTCCGAAACACCTGAGCGCTGACCGCATGGCAAGAATTGCCGCGACCGAATTGCGAAAGACTCCGGCCCTCCTCAACACAACTCCTGCATCATTCCTGGGAGCGGTCATGCAGTCTGCTCAGCTTGGCCTTGAACCCGGATCTGCGCTCGGTCAAGCATACCTTGTTCCCTATGGTAACCAGTGCCAGTTAATTCTTGGCTACCGCGGCATGATTGATTTGGCCCGCCGCTCCGGCCAAGTTCTTTCTCTGAATGCTTATGCCGTTCGCGAAGGAGACGAATTTAATTATCAGCTTGGTTTACATCCGGACATTCATCACGTACCGAGCTGTGAAGCTGACCGCGTTAAAAAGCCCATCACTTTCGTCTACGCAGTCGCAACTCTGCGCGGTGGCGGCTATCAGTTCGAAGTAATGAGCCGAGCTGAAGTTGAAGCCGTCAAAGCAAAAGCGAAGTCCAAAAACATCTGGAACAACTACTTTGAAGAGATGGCCAAAAAGACCGTGATCAGACGCCTCTTTAAATATTTGCCTGTTTCGATTGAGGCCCTGCAGATTACGAATGTAGACGCGAAACGGGAATCTGGAGAAAAAATCGACCCGACCGACGTGATCGACATCAACGCTGTTTCTGTTGACGATTTC